CAGAAGAAAAGAGGGATATTCAACGTGATTGGTATTACAGAAACAAAGATGAGTTGATGATTACTGAATCAGCTGTTAAGTGGCAACCAATGTCATATCCAACTAAGGACTTGATGTTATTTGAAGAACTTACAGCAGATAAGTTAGCTATCATTGACCTTTTTGGATTAAACTACTATATTTTCTCCAATGAAAAAGGTAGTACGTATTCAAACGTGCGTGATGGTATCAGAATGGCTTATACAGATACGATTATTCCAGAATCTAAAAAGATTTACGATAACATTTCAGAATCTTTAGGATTGGACAAACAAGGCTTAAGACTTATTGCTGATTACGACCACATTCCAGTTCTACAAGACGATTACTTATCACAATCAGAAGCTTTAAATAAACGAGCAGATGCTTTAACCAAAATAGTAAATGCTGGTATTGCATTATCAGAAGAAGAAATGCGAGCATTGTTAAATATATAATTAGAGGGGCAATTAAGCCCCTTTTTTTATTACTTCAAAAGTACCATCAGTATATAGAATCATATAGTTTGAACTATCGTGCCAAACTGTTTTAACAACTTTATTGTTGATTACTTGTCCTTCGTAAAACTTACGTTTCATTGTAAAGTTGGTATTGTAATTGTAAACTCTATTGGTGTTCCTAAAACATTTTCTAATCCATCAACATAACTAATATAGTATATTGAATCTAAATTAGAATAGTTATAATTAACCCAATAAAGTGTGTCTCCCTGTGGGTTAGGTAATCCCATGTAAGTAGCAGCTTGTGCTCTCGCATCAATTGCTTCTTGTTCTGTTGTGTATTTGTATCCTGTCATGTTTAGTAGATTGTGTAGAATGAGTTTATGTTTGATTCGATACCAGTCTGGTTAGATGTTTGGTCATTGTTATAAAATACAATTTCTTGTAATGAACATTTTGTTGGGTATAATGAACTGAGGTATTTACCTATACTATTTATGAATGGTGAGATAGTAGCCGCAGATTGAGTGGAAGGAATTATGTTTCCATTTTTAAACATAGACATTATTCCACTTGAAACTTTTCCTGTTAATAACAATTGACTTGTGGTTGTGTCAGTTGATGAACTTATTTGATAAAAATTTGTTTTACCTTGCAACACATAGTTGTTTGTGTTCCATAATCCAAATATATACCCATTACCTGCATTGTTTGACAATGCGTATAATCTATCTCCAGAAGACGCTCTTTTACCGACAAATGATTGATACGTTGATACGTCAGAACTTATACTTGAATTCAATACAAATTCATCATCCACACCATCAAGCTTAATTGATGGCTTGTTATTTATTAACAAAACAGCTCCAGCACTTACTATTTGTGGCTGATAACCAGCTGTTGTTTGTGCCGCATCGTTACCATTCCCACTTTGGTCGTACCATATGGACACAAAACCATCATTTGCACCAACAAAACTACTGATTGAAGTAGTGTCTAATTCACCATTTACAAAACCAATATCTTGTGAGGTATTGTCACTTGAACGTCTTACACGAATAGCATGACCAGTGTATGATGTACTTAATTTGCGTAGCGAATAGGCTGCAGTTGCTCCGCTGTATGTGTCTAACAATAATGGAGTACTTGCCCCACTACTACTTATTATTCCGTGACTTGCTAATATCATAACTAAGCTGTTAAATTTCCGTAAATAGTAGCTTCAGTAGCAGACTTAAACACTAAAGAACCACCAGCATATTGTCCAGTAGTCTTATACTTTCCACCATTACTTCTAATAGTCATTCCAGCACCAGCAACTATAGTAGTTTGTCCAGCACCATATTGCTCAAACAATAATTGTTTACCATCTGAAAATACATTAGCATTAATAGTTAAAGTATTTGCTGTAGCAACATTCATTTCAATTAATGTATCAGCATCGGCTAAAGTAGCTACGTAAGAAGCAGTTTTTCTACTTCTAGTTAAAGTCTTATCTGTTTTAGCATCAATATTAGCTTGTAGGGCATTTTGTACAGCAGTTAGTTGCCCTTGACTAACAGCACTAAAACCCGTATTTGCAGTATAAAAATCTTCAAACGCAGATGTAGAAGCATAAGCTACACCCATTTCATTTCCAATACTTGCAAAAGGAATATTTAAAAACTCATTTCCTTTATTTAAGAATTGAATAGAATAATCTGTAGAATTTGATTGATACTTAGTAACTAAAACACTTGCTTTATGTTCTTCATAATAAATATTCGTTAACGTATCGACAACAACAAAATAGTTGTTTTTTGCATAAACCTTGTATTGTAAACCTTCAGCCATAATATATAAATTTTATTTACAAATTTATAAAATTATATTTCTATGTGCCTAAACATTGAACGAATAAATATAACCAATCCAGCTAAACAATCTGGTGCATCATCATTTTTGTTCTTCCCTTCTTGTGAAAAAGAGTAAACATTATCCATAAAACGTTGATAATAAGAAGTTTCGTTATTTACGAACTGAAAGTAGTTGTTTATGACTGAACTAGCCATAATTATCCTAGTCATCTTATTTTGAGTGTTATGTACTTGTAAAATGCGTGTTCTAGTCTGTTTTTGGAGTGTTCTAGCAAAAATAGCACCCATTGCATTACTTTCTACCCTACAGTAGTTCACTTTCCACTTAACTAACAATCCAGCACATAATGGAATAGTTACATCAGTATTTTCTTTGGTGTATAGGTAATCAACTATGTAAATGTCTTTGTTCACAATTACAGCTACTACCATTGCAGTATAGTCTTTCCCTTGGTCTGATACATCAATATAGGCAACAGCACCTTGAATATTTTTCTTTATAGATTCAAAATCTCTAGCATCAATAATTTTCAAATCTTTAAACAACCTACCTTTACTATCTACTGGAGTTTGCATATATTCAGCAATCCAAATGTCTGGATTGATTCTTTTCTTTATGTCATAGTATTGTTCCGTACTCATAACATCAGCACAGAATGTTTCTCCTTTTTCATCCAATGCAGATATGATTATACTCTTATCATACCTTTTTTGCTCAATATTTCGACCAATCACATCATGAATAGACCATCTAGTACCTATATCAATTACTGAACAGTTACGTTCCAAACGTGAATCATGGGTAGCTTCTTTCCATTGTAATATCCTCTCATTTTGTGTATCACTTAAAGCATCTTCCATACCACGATACAAGTCATCCGTAATAGCTAGCATAGTAGCACCAAAACCAATAATCGTTCCACCAACACCAGCACCAAAGTAACCAACTTGTCTAGAATTGGTAGTATTCCAACCTTGTAGATTAGCTTTATCTGGTGCTAAGTCAAAATCTGGAAACACCATGGTAAACTTTTCTTGCTTTACGATATTTCTAACATCATACGAGAATTTAAGATACAAAGAAGATGTACAAGTATTTCTCATTATACTCTCTCTAGGATTGTTCCCTAATGACCATGCACAGAATAATGATGTGATATATGATTTACCAGCACGAGGTGGCATACTCACAGATAATGCTCTAATCTTCTTTTCTGATATTTCTTGAAAAGCATCAGCTACTTGTTTTAGAAAATCTCTACTTCTGAAAAACTCTCCATCATAAAATAAGCAAAATTCCCAAAAGTTTCTTCTTGACAATTCAGCCCTTGCATACATTCTTAGTGCTTCCTTAATTTCTGTCTGTTCCATAATTTTTGCTTACGTTTTGCTTACACTTTGCTTACTGTTTGCTTCTAGTTTGCTTCAACTATTCACCCTCTGATAAGAATTTTCTTAATTCATCTTCACTAAGATCGGATAAATCTGGAGTGCTAGCCCTTTGCTCTATCTCTAGTGCGTGTGGTTTATAAGCATTATTCATTACTTCACGATAAGCATTAGTATCACCCTCTAGTGCTTTCTGTATTTGTGCTAGGTGCATCCAGTATTCCAACTCTTGCTTCTCCGTTACACCAGTTACACTATTAGCTTTAGGTGTCATCATAGACAATATCTCAATGACAATACTACTTCTAGTCTTTTTATGCCTACGGATTTCAGCTCTTTCTTCTCTAGCTTTATCTCTTTCAGCTATTTTATTCTTTAAATTGCCTACTAAACCCTTTTGTCTTTCATAAACAACCTCATATTGGGGAGTTTCATTAGATTCCTCAACATTATCATCCAATTGCTTCTTCTCAATAGCCAAATGCTCTATTTTAACGTTATTTGAGCCATTTTCAATGTTCATACCATCTTCCATATCATTAAACTATTAAAACACTCTTAAATCGACTTATTTCCTAGATAAATCACTTTCTTTAATAAAACTACCATTAACCATCTTACCTTTTCTATTCCATATCTCATTTAATGCTATTTTAAGCATATCTGATGGAGTTTTACCCAATTGGTGGCATAAGACTATACCAGTAACAAAATAATCACCTAAGAAGTCCTCTAATTCACTTTCTTTACCTTTTAGGTACGCAGAACAACCCTCACCCAGTTCTTCTTGACACTTCATAAATTGTTTAGGGACATTATTCTTATCCAACAATCCTTTATTATGCGACCACACCCATACCAAATGGAACAACTCATTCAAATCATTTCCCTCAATCTTAAAATCCATAGTTCATATTTTTTATTAATCACAAATATAATTAATAAACTATAATATCATAACTTATCAAATTGTTGAAAAAAAACTTATCAAATATTTTTTTCTTTTTAAAACTCTCTTATATTAAAATAATATTAGATATTATTAATAATATTATTATATCTATAATAATAATAATACTTATAATAATAATAATAATATATTAAATAATATAAGCACTTTTTTTTGTTTTTTAAGTATAATTCATATAAAACTAAATCTAATCTAAAAACATAATCGTCTGTAAACAACCATATTATAATAAATAAAAAAGCAAAAAATAAGCTAATGCGAAGCGAAAGCGAAGCAAATGGTAAGCAAACGATAAGCAAATACGAAGCAAACATTGAGCAAAATATAAGCACAAAAATATTTTTGCAAAATTACGAGATTCAATCATTATCTCTCAATACTTACTTATTTAATCTATTATAAATTTATAATAAAAATCATTTTCATACAGAAATTTTTTAGGCAAAATTCAATTCCAGATTCAAATAATTCCATCTTATCATCTTGTTAAGCCCAACAAAACGTTAAGCATTAAGGAAACTAAGGATATTAAGGAAACAAAGGACACATAGACAACCAAAAAGTTATAAGTTTGTTATAAAAAAGTATTTTTTGACGAAAATTCTAGAGGGGCATATATAAATAATCATTCTCGCCACAGACCGAGAAAATCGACCTTTTAACTGAAAACCAGCCTTTTAAGCATAAAAAAAAGGGATAAAATTTAACTTTTACCCCTTAATTTTGTCTTTTTTAGTGTTAATTAAAGAAATAAATTAGTAATAATATAGTGTAAATTAGTACAACTCTAATAATACTGCCCTTTAATTGTTCTTTATCGGTTAACCAATTAGTTAAATTCTTACTTTCTATATGAATTAGTAAACATAGCAGGAATCTATCTAATATAAATAAAGCAACTATTAAAGGAAAAAGTAAGATAGCCTTACTAAAAAGGTAGGTCGTTCTTAACTTCTGCATTGCTTTCTTTTTTTACAAATTTCTTACCATTACCGACAAATATAAACTCGTTCCCTAACTTCGCTTTAAGCTGGATTGTGTTTCCAAACTTATCTGCTGTATCATTCATAAACATTGTAACTGAAATAAATTCATTTCCATTTTTTGAAATAAATTTTTCAATCTTTTTTAACTCACTGAAATTTAAACTAATCGAATACATTTTTAATATAATTTTTAATTAATAAATTGTTTTTTGCTTATTGTTTGCTTATGGTTTGCTTTTCTCTATGATGTATCAATGTATTTAATCATGTTGTTTACTTGTTTTAATATTCAAAATTTAACGTTTTAATTAACTCTAAATCTATCAAATTAATATCTGTTATATTATTTAAAATTGCTTCACCTCTGTAGGTGTCTGTTAAATTACTAATCCTTTGAATATAGTATCTATTTTTAATATTTGTACTCTCTTGAATTGTATAATTAACGTTTAATGTTTTTATAGTTTTGCTTTCCATGTTGTTGTTATTTATTTTGGTCTAAAGGTGTACTTAACTACGAGTAACCAAAAGATAAACACTAAAATTAATGCGATCACGTCAATTATAAATAAAATTATCCTGGAGGTGTTTTTTTCTGTTCTTCTCATAAGGTCGGGTTTATGTATTCTTCAAAATTAAAATTATAAACTTTTTCTTCGTTCTGCTTGTTCTGTTCTTCTGTCATTTCTTGATCTTCCAGGTGATAAACTTCTATACTATCAAAGAAATAAAAAATATCTGTGGCTGTAATTTCTTCGCTTTCGTATGTGTCGAAAACTGCTTCAATTATAGATTCTATTTCATATACATTAATAACTTCTATTGCGTGTACATAGTGTCCGTTTCTTTCTTCTACTATTTTATTAATTAGTTTGTTTTTGTTTGTCGTTTCCATGGTTTAAAATTTAGTTATTAATATTCTGTACTATCAATTAAATATTCTTTTTCTAAACTTATTAAAGTTTCTTTTACTTGTTCATCTTCTTGCAAAAAATTAAAGTGACTTTCTAAACTTCTGTAAAAGTCTATGCATATATTTTCAAAGGTATCTATTAAATAAGCTTCAAAAATATTTTCAATACGTTCTAATAAATTAATAATATTAGTATGTTTATGATGGTTCAAGGTTTCATTTGTTTCTAATTCTACCTGGTGCGTACTGCTTTTCTCATGGTAGTATCTAAAACTATGTGTGTTTTTTGCGTGGGCTGTAACATTATTTATTATTAGCTGCTTTCTTTTTTCAGTTAAAAAATTGCATTCTTTTTCTATAAATTGATAAAAAAAATCTTGGTTTATTCTGTCATACAAAAATACTGCTCCATCGCCTTGACTCCAGAAACCAGAATAATAAACTTTTGTTTTATTAAATATAGAATCATCTTCTTTGAAATCTTCAATTAAATAATCATGCCAATATTCATAGAAAGTATTAATATCCCTATTCTTTTTTATTAGCTCGTTTTGTACTTCTGTTGGCAGTTCTTCAAAAGTGTATATTTCAAACGTTTTTGTTTCTTTTCTCATGATCTTAAATTTTAATCAATTAATAAATTTTCTATTTCTTCAATTAATAAGCCTGCTTCATCATGTGCGTACTTTTGAAATAATAAAGTTGCAAGTATTTCAGAAGATAGGTTTTTTGGGCTGTATCCGAAATCCTCAGCTATTTCCATAGATTCTCTAAGGCTTGTATCATTATCCCTTAAAAAGTCTATAGCTACAGAATAATAAATTATTTCATGCTCGTTAATGTAGTGATTTAAAGTTTCGTTAAAATCGTCTAAATCTTTAAATTTTATATCTAACAAATTATTTATATCAACTGAATTTTCTAAAAATGTAAAATTTCCACTTTTGAAAATTTCTTTGATCTCTTGTTTTTGGACTTCTGTAAACATGGTTTTTATTTTTTATAAGTTAATAATTTGCTCCCCTATTTCGGTTAAATTGTTTCGGTTAATATTGTGGCAACCTACTTTTAAAACTCCATTTAATGAAATTACTGTGTAATATCCTATTTTATATCCTTTGATCTCTTTTCCCTCCTTTATTAGTCTGTAAAGGGCTTTAGCTTCGTTTATGTCGATTCTTATTTGTTGCGTGGTTTCTATTTGCGTTTTGTCTTGCGATATTCTTAAAAAGTCCTCTTTTAGATCACGTGTATTTATATAATCAATTTCATATGTAAAAAACTTTTCAAGGTCTTTTTTCAGTTTCTCTTTTGCCTTTTCTTTTTCTCTTTTTAGTCGTTCTTTGCCAGCTTCAATAAAACTTTCTTTATTCTCAAAAATCTGCAAATATATACTTTGAATTTCTTTGAATTTATCACTATTTTTTAATTCGTTTTCACTTGTTAAATTATAACTACCATAACTATAGTAACTAGATGAGTAATTAACATACTGTTTGAACTCATTTAAAAAACTTGTAAAGCTTTCAAATGCGTTAATAATTTCAAGCGAATAAACTTCTTTTTTTCTTGCGTTAATTAATTTTTTACTTGCGTTTAAAATTCTATTATAAACGTTTTGCAAACAAATATCTTTAAAAAAGTGTTGTTTATATTGTCGTGTGGCTTGGGTTATTTCTGAAATATGTTTTGATGTTGTGTTACTATACCCACTATTATTTATTAATATAGTTTCATCGTTTATAAATTCAGCTAATAAATAATGCCTACCATACGAATAAATTTTATTTCTATCCTCAAAAAATAAATTTCTCGTACTTGTTGTGGCTTCGTCTTGGGTTCTTTGTGCGAATAAATGGCAAACTTGAACTGAACTTGTGAAAACTTTTTTCATGATTCTATGTTTTTATTGGTTTATATTGGGTTTATTTATTTTCGTTAATTTCTTTCAAATCTTCTTCTCTAACGTTAAATTGATTCAAAAAATGTCTATCTGTACGAATTTTTTTATTAATTGCATAAGCATTTAAAAACAGATTTCTTTTTTCTTCATTTGTTAATTCAAAATCAAATGTTGAGAAAGGATTTATTTTTTTCATTACAACATGATTTTTTAAACATTCATACATAAAATTTCTTTCTTCTTCGTGAGTAATTTCAAAAATATTTTTTATTTCGTCTATTCCAAAACTTTGCATTGTATTTTTAAAATCATTCAAATTATTTATTTCTAAATTTGAAAAAAAACATTTGTCTATTCCAATTTCAAAATCATCTATAAAATATAAATTTTTAAAATCTTTATATTCATAAGTTTTTGCCCAATAATTATAAACTATTTTAAAACTTCCTTTTTTTAGTTCAAAACTTCCGTTTAATTCTACTGAACAATTTTCCTTTAAAACTTTTAAATTAAAGTTTTTAGTTTTCATTTTTTCGATTTCTTTCAACATTGTTTTCATGGTTTTTTGGTTTTAATTGTTTAAAAAATTTCTTAATTGTTTTTCGTTTTTAAATGGTTTATCAATTTTAAAACTGATTTTGTTAAATTCTCCGTTTCTAAAATAACTGGCACTTAAAAACCACTGATTAAAATTTTTACTATAGTAGTAACCTAAATTTTTTATATATCCTTTTTGTTTCATGGTTTTAAATTTTAGTTTTTAACGTTCTTTGTTTTTCGATTGGATTAATACCATTTATTATTTCAATTATACGTTTATATCTGCTAATTTCCCCGTATAAACGTTTATTTTTAACTTCTTCTTGAATTAAGAAATTATACCTTTCAATTAGTTGTTGTTCTGTTCTCATGGTTTTTGTTTTTATGTGGTTCTTAAATTTGATTTCGTCTTGCTCTTTTGCTTAACTTTTGCACCTTATAAGGCAAAATAAACAAGTCGTTTGAAACTAAATAATTTGTAATTAATTTGTAAATATCCAACATTGATAATGTATTATTAGGTTGATTATATAAATCAATTATTTTAACTTTTCCTTTAGCTTCAATTTTTAAATGTAGTTTTTCAAAAGTTTTCATGGTTTTTTGTTTTAAATTATTGATTTTCAGTCAGTTAGCTTAAAAAGGCCTGTTTTTGTTCCTTTTCTTCTACAAACATACGTATTATTAATTAATTAGCAAATAATAATTAAAAAATAATAAAAAAAAATTTTTTGATCCAGGTGATCCAGGTGATCCAGGTGATCCAGGTGATCCAGGTGATCCAGGTTTGATCCTGGTTTGATCTTAGCAGCTAAAAAGTACATTTATATAATTTACCAGTACGATCTCCCAGTTGGCCAGTAGACTATTACCTAAGATTCTTATGCATAGGTCGTTTTCACAAATCGCTGTTTATACAAATTTGTATATATACAGTTGGCTATAATAAATTTATTTTGCTGAAAATTTGAAAAAATATTTTTTTTTCTTTTATACGATTGGCTATAAAAAATTTATTCTGTTAAAAAATTGGTTATATACTGCTGGCTACAAAAAATTTATTTTATCAAAAATTCCGTTTATATAGTGCTGGCTATAAAAAATTTAAAACATAAAAAAAAAGGAGCTAGAACTTAATCTAACCCCTTTTTCCAAAACCATTTGACAAGAAATCCGTACAAATATAATAAAATTATTTAAAGATTGTACATTTTAGAAATTTCTTCATTAATTCCGTAATCAATTAATATCTTTTTACCAGATTCATCCTCACCCCAATTGGCTCTATTATACAGATCACACATTACTATGTTTAATTCTTCAATGTTATTCTTTACTCTGAACACATCCAGGTGAAAAACCTCTCTAACTGGTTTATATCGCTTCATACATACAATACCATACTTGAACCAATAAAGTTCGCCTATAAGGTTTAAATGCTTGTATTTATCCCATATATAAGCTTCTTGTAAGCATTGTAAGTAACCTCTAAGACTAATTGGAATCTTTACTACACGATTTTTGAATATTAGCACTACTCTGGTGCTTACTTTTATCTTCATATATACGTTTGGCTATAAAAATTTTTTATCCTTTTAAACTTCGTTCATACTCAACTCTATCTTCTTTAGAGGTGAAATATCTTCTGTTAGTAGTATCTTGAATACTATACAATGAATTTGCATGGTTTAAATCAGATATTCTAACACCTTTAAGGTATTGCATATGACAAACGGAACAACTGCATCCAGAAGTTCCGTATATCGTTTTACCTATATTATCTCTAAACCAATCAATGTGTCTTAATTCTCTGTCCATTCTTTTAAGTATAAATCTATAAGGAATTTAGTTTTTTCTAAATCTTCTTTAAAATTACCTTTTTTTCTACACCTAACAATACGTTTGACTATATCAAATTCCCAAGTGTTTAACCCTTGCTTGTCTGCAAACAGATACAAACTACCATTAGAATTGTCATAGTGTTTAGGTGCTTCATCTTTGCTTTCTGATTTTTGAAATTCAAAATAAGCATCAAATTCTTCGTGTCTATAAACAACTTCTGTTCCAGAATTATTAGTCAATGTAAAATGCCTTGAATCCGTATGATTAACCTTATAAGCTTTGCCAAAGGTAAAATGCTGAAAACTCTTTTCTTTTACAATAACCTCATCACCTCTATTTACTTTTCTCATAATTCATAAACTTTTAAACTTTGATTAAACACTTGTTTTTCTTTCAACTGGTCTAACATTAATTGCACAACTTCTCTAGTTTCTTGCTGTGCATCTGGTTTCAACCTTTGCTTACACAATCTGATTAAAGAATACAAACTGCCAGTCCATATCATTGTAGTATTCAGATTTAATGGTAAAATAGTTCTAGCTTGTTCTTTGCTTACTCCAATGTTAATCAGCATTTTATAAGCATTTTGACAAAACTTTTTTACTTCATGTTCAATCACGTTACAAGCTTCTTGTCCATAAATATCCAATGGCTCTGCACTACCTTGTTTACTACTTTTGCTTTGTGTTCTCCACTCTTTTACCAGAGTATAAGTATCTGAAAAATCGACATATCTACCAGAGATAGAATTGTATTCAACACCAGCTTGTGTCTTGATAATTTGTCTTTCTACATAGATTGGAATTTGTAATCTGTATTGTACTTTAGGATGACTAAATGGCGACCAATGATTATTCCTAGCTAAATAGCTTATTAGCTTATCATTCTCATTTTCTGTGTACATTTCAGCTAGTTTGTCATAAGAAGCCCTAGCTACATCAACTACCATTTCATCATCACCAAATACTTTTAATAACTCTACTTTCATCTTATTCTGATTTAAAGGTTTCATTGTAATATTGTTCTGCTTCACTTGTATCTGGACAGTAATATTCAACAACATTAATTATCTGTTGCTTTTCCATTTCTTTGGCTTGTTCACAAAGTTCATATATCTCACCAACAATTGCATACTTAGCTTCAAGTTTTACAATCTCCATTTCTAACCACTCTACTGCTGTCTGTTTCATAGCTTCTCACTTAAAAATCTCATTACTAATACTGCTAAATCATTAGCACTAATCCCACTAACATTTATCTGTTCTTGAACCCAACTACCTAAAGTGTCTTTAGCATCTTTAAACTCATCTGATTGATTATCTTTTAGCTTCTGTATGTACATACCCAAATCATCAGTAAAACTCTGTAGAAACGCATGATTCTGTAGGTTAACTGGTTTCTGTAAATCTCCAATGTAATACACCAGATTACAACCTCTTTTAGTATTCTTAGTTACTAACCATATACCATCATGTAGATTAGGGTAATCAACTCCAGATGGCACGTATTTTCTTCCTTGTTTAATATAGTATTGTTCCATTTGTTTTTTATTTAACTACCACAAAATAAACACCCATCTTCATCTTCATCTGCATCTGGATTGGTTTCTATCTCTGGATTTAATTGCTTTTTTAACTCATAAATCTTTTGCATTATATCTCCATCTTGAAATAAATCACCAGTCAATAATGCTTTAAGTTCTTCTATTTGCTCTTTAATTGTTGTCATCTTCTCTAATATTTAATGCTTTCCTAACCACTCTACCTAAGTTTAATACTCCTTTTCTGTTACTACGAAAAGTCCATCTTTCATACCCAACATCAAAGGTGGGCTGTACTACCCACCTATTTCTATTCTTATTGTTCTTATTCATATTAAAATTCTTTTGTGTAATAATATTCTAGCTGACAATAAACTTCCTCGTAAAACTCACGTTTTTCTTTATCTGTAGTTAAAAAAATAATCTCATTTACAAAGTATTTAGCAATATCAACTGCTTCATTGTTAGTTACGTTTGGACAATCTGTAATTACATTCATTAAATACTCATGTCCTTTTGCTCTAGCTTTCTCTTTCGCTGTCATTTTGTGCTTCTGTTATGGTTACTTTAATATTTTCTTTAAAATCATCTATACTCTGCACTATGTTAGCATAAGTCTGTACCATAGTCATATTACCAGTTTCTACAAAGGTGTTAGCATACATTTCTACACCTTTAATAAAAGCATTGGCACATCTTCTTAGTTCGTGCCTATGAAACATATTAGTGTTTACCTCATCTATGCTATGAATAGCTGATTGACATAACATAACTGCTCTAGCTATGTGCTGATAATATGCTACAGCTTGTTCTCTTTGTTTCTCTGGTAGCTGATTTAAACTTGTGATTTTTGTTTTCATAATGATTTTAAATAGATTTCTAATTCTTCTCCCTCTAATTGCTGAATCTCGTAAGTGGATTCATAATACAAATCGTTCATAGTTCGTTAAATTTTTCAACTTTGATTTTAATTACTCCTTTTCTTAAATTAGCTATTCTGCTAAATGCACCTTTAGATAAGTCTAGCTTGCGACCTCTAAATGCACCAGTATCGTTTACCTTAACAACAACTGATTTACCATTAGCTACATTGGTTACTTCTAGTAGTGTTCCTATCTTATAGTGATTACTAGCACAAGTCATCTTGTTACTATCAAAAACTTCTCCAGATGAAGTATAGTTACCATCTAAACTATACCAAGTAGCGAACCAACTTATCAATAAAAATAAATTCATAATTTATAATGTGATTTATAACTTCTAACTCTATCTGCTTAGAATAAGTAATACCATAGCAACCTATTCTCAAATGTGGAGGTGTTGTTCCTAATCCTTTACAAGTACAACTCATACTATTTAATTGTTAAGTTAATATTCTCTACTAATCTGCAACCATAAACTGTTTGCCCACTTTCTATCGCTTTCTTGATTGCTACTTTATCTGCTGTTTCTGTAACCTTAACAGTTTTATATTGCTTAGGCAAATCATTCACATCGTAATCAATAACTACTTGCTTAGATTTTCTAGTTCCTATTTTAACAAACCCAGCTTCATAATTACCAAAGATGGAAACTGCTTGTAACAAATTTGATTTAAGTCTTGATACCAATGTATCATTTGACTTTTTCATAGCTTGTAATCGCTTAATTTCCTCGTCTATCCTATCATTAAAGCTTTCTCTTTGCTTGATAACTTCAACATAAGCAATAGACTTAACTTCTAACTCTGATTTCTTGATGATTAGTTCTTCTTCTAACTCTGGTGTCAATACACCATCTGCCATTTCTATTCTGCCAAATAACTCCATGTATTCAGCATTGATTTTGTATAAAGATTTTGTTTCCATGATTTCTAAGTTTATTTTTTATTTTCTAATTCTAACAATAAAGCATCAGCATATTTAACAGCCCAATAAGGTATTTCAAACTCTCCATAACGATTGCTACTTATAACAGCTTGTAATGCTAAACCAGCAAAATACTCACGTTTTGTTAGTCCAAAATGAGCAACTGTACCATTGTTATACTCATAAGTCTGTGGGAAAGCTAGGTTTGGTATTGTTTCCATGTTTTCTAAGTTTAGTCTTGTTTCTTTGCTTCTTCTATTAATTCTTTTATTCTTTCATCCTCAAAGCCAATTGCTTTACCTAAGACAAAAGCCATATCATCTACATCCTCACAAACTGCATATTCAATTGCTTTAAATTCAGATGATGATTGTTTTTCTTC